GAAGACAGCACCTGGTTGGTCGTGACCGTCAGCGCGTTGGCCGTACCGCCCGCCACCAGCGCGCCACCCTGATCCAGCCGGGCATTGGCGCGCGCCGTCATCATTCCGCGAGCGGAGTTGTTGACGGTCGCCGCGTCCTGTCCCTCGGCCCAATTCACGCCTGTGTCGCTGTTGGCGTTGCTGGCGACCGTCGTCGACCAGGCGCTTTCGTTATGCAGGATCGTCGCCATCTATCTGCCCCCTGCGCCGGTCACCAGGCCCTCGTCGTCCTCGAGGCTGATGCCGCTCGCCTTGTCCCATTCCGTCCCTGCCGGGATCGTCACTTCCATGCGCATGTGTCGCCCGCTGGCACGCGAATAGATGATGCCCTGATCAGTCAGTGCCGCGCCCGGCACCAGCCACGTCTCCGGCGTCTGCTGCCGCTCGGTGACGGCGATCCGCCCGGCCGCATTGGCCGCGTCGCTGACCAGGCGGAAGCCGTTGACGTAAGCGCGGCTGCCCGGCACCGGCGAGAACAGCCCGGTCTGCAGCACCGCGGCCATCGGCGGGCCGGTGAAGAAATTCATGCGGAACTGATCGTCGAAGGCCGCCATGCGCGGCGCCCCGCCTTTCCAGATGTCGGCGTCGAGGCTGTAGGGCACGGCAGCGGCTCCAGTGCCGCCGTCCGCCACCGACACATATTCCAGCGCATAGCCGAGGCCGGGCGTGCCGAGCCCGTCCAGCGTCGTCGCCGTCGTGCCCGATGGGCCGATGTATGACGCCCGCACCGGGGCATGCGTCCACGGCCCGTAGTCGCTCTCCGTCAGGGTCGGGTCGAAGCACAGCGCGTGGTCGAAGATCGATGACGTGCCGTTGTTGGATGCCCCCGCAAACAGCCAGATGATCTGCGGCGATCGCGATGTGAACGAGCCGACGATCGCCTTCGGGCGCGAGGCCGCCAGCGAATTGTCGAGGAACCATGCATCCAGCCAGTTGGCGCCGATGCCCTCGCTGGCGCCGTCCGTCGTGATCCGCTGGAACCCGTTGGTGGCGTAGTAGTATGACGTGCCCTGGCGGTTCACGATGCTGTAGGGCGCGAGCGTTCCTTGGCTCGCCTCGACCCGGTGGAATTCCATGATGGCCGCGTCTTGCCGAACGCCCATTTGCCGGACGACTTCGGTCTGAAAGATGAGCCCGCCCTGCTCCCAGCCAGACAGGCCCATGACATCCCCGCCGTCCGGGAAATCCTGACTGTCGGCGTCCTTCGAGTAGCGCGTCCAGCTCGTGGGATCATTTCTCGCGGACCAGCGCACCTGCCGCGAGCTCGTCTCGGTATTGCCGAGCATCAGGAAATCGCCGACCACTGCGAGATATTTCGCCTTGGGCGGGCTTCCTGCGACATCCGCGAACACGGTCCCCGACGACACGTCGCAGGACTGCAGCGGATTGTTGATGTTGGTGGCGTAGACCGCCGGGCCGTATTGCGCCATTTGCCAGAGGTCGTCGGTCGGCAGCGCGGTATAGTTGGCGGCCCCCTTCGAGAAGTCGGTCCACGATGCCATGCTGGCGAACTTGTAGAGGCGAGTAGACGTGCCGGCGAAGATCGACACGGCATTGACCAGTGTCCTGCCCATGTAGGCGCCGCGGCAGGTTGCGGGCAGTGCCGCCGAGGCGACCGCCATCGAGGGCCAGGGCTCGTAACCTGTGCGGGCTGGCCGCACGCCCGAGGCCTCGCCGGCAAGACCGGCGTTCAACGTTGCAGAATCTGGGCCCCAGCGTCCGAACGCCTGCATGGCTAGAACGCCGTCGCCATGATGCGGCCGGTGGCGCGCTTGGAGCTCGTCTCGCGCTCGAGCCGGGCCTTGGCGCCCGCCGCCGCCGCACCCATCCTCTCCGCCAGGCCGCTGTCGTTGGTGACGTGGACGGCAAGCAGCAGCTTGGCGTGGCAGCGGATCAGCTCGAACGCCTCGGTCATCCAGACGTTGCCCACGGTATCGTCGGTCGGGGCCGCCCGCTTGATGCCGCCGATCATACGGATGGATCTGATCGCGTTCGGGATCGGGTAGAGCAGCATTCCCTGATCGGCCCACGCCCAGGAGAGCGGGTCTCCCTGGGCCGCCCCTGACGAACCGATCATCTCCTCGAGCGCGACGGCATCGTCCCGGTCGAGGTCATAGACATTGCCGCTGACGGTGATCTGCGCGGCGTCGACCTCGTACATGTCGGGGATGTCGGCGTCGTCGGCCGAGCTGTAGTAACTCTGCCCGGCGACGGTATCGAAGCTCGCGGTGCGCGTCTCGGTGAAGAAAAAGCGGGTCGAAGCGTAGTGGGCGATCGCATCATTGATGGCGTTCGCGATCTGGTTGGTGAGATCGGGCCTGGCCAGATCGTCGGCAATCCGTGCCTGAAGTACCGAGAGGATGGTCATGTGGCGGCCTCCAGCTTCAGCCGCTCGGGGCAGCGTTTCACGTGAAAATGCAGAGCCTGCGGGAAGCTCTTTCCGCAATAGGAGCATGTCCCGGGCTTGCCGCCGCGTGCCTTGGGTGCGGGGATTATTTGTGCAGGCGGCGCCTCGGTTTCTGCGATAATCGGTGACACGATTATTTCGGTGCGGGAATTAGGTGCGGGGATTTCCCGCGTGGATTGTTGCGCAGCCTTGATGCGGGCGCGCGCCTCGTCCCACGTCGCACGCATGTAGGGGTCAAGACCTGCCTCACGCAGCTTGCGTATTTGCCATCCCCGCAAGGGTAGCCTCCTCTTTTACAAACTGGACGTTGGACAGATTGGCGTCATGCTGAACGCACCCATCGTAGTGAACGAGCCGGATCCTCGGATCGACCCAGATTTTGGCTCCAACCCGTTCCGCCCAGCCGCAGAAAAAGAAGTCCTCGCCGATGAGGCCCTTGTACGGCCCCGGCACGCCCAGCGCCTCGAGCGCCGCCACCGTCTCGGCAGGCGGCGATACCGGATCCAGGCTCAGCCAGAAATAATTGCGGTAGTGCCGTAAATACTCCCCGGGAATGATCGTGCCGTTGGGCAGGTAGCGCTGCGCCTGCCCGCTCTCGGCGAGGCGATCGAAGACGCTGCGGTCGATGCAGACGAACGCCGTAGCGACACGGTCCACGAGCCATAACCCTGTCGCCTCATCTTCCTTCGGCGGAATGTCTTTCCACCGCACGACCAGCCGCGCCGGGTCGTTCCATTTCAGATTTCGCGCCTGATGAACGCCGCAGACGATGTCGACGGGCGCCAGGATCATGTTGATGGCGTCGTCGACGCTGTCCTCCCAGGCGATGTCGCTATCCACGAACCACACCTTGTCGCAGTCGTGCGACAGCGCCTGGGCGACACACCAGTTACGCGCGTCCGGGAGGATGGGACAGCCACGGCCGGTGATCAGCAATATCTCGATGCCGCGCGCGGCGGCCCGCTGCATGGTGTTGACGACGGACACCATGAGCGCGTCCTGGACATGACCGGAATACGTGGGTACGCACAATCCGACCTTCATCATATCTCCAAATGAAAGGGGCGGGCGCCGGATGAGACGCCCGCCAGATGTCCGAGGGGAGGTTCCCGGACCCGTCCGTTAACTCACGACGCCTGCGTATTTTATGATGAACGTCGCGGCGCCAGCCGTGGCTGCTGTGCCCGTCTGAGTGTATTTTACGTATATCTGGGTATCCGCCGCCAGCTTGCCCAACGCTGTACCTGTTGGCAGAAGATTAGGTACGACGGCGAGTGCACTGGCCGTCACCGTTGCCACTATATTATTGGCAGTAGTTCCGTTCAACCCTATGGTGAGCACGTTAGTTGTCTGTGCATTGAAGGTTGTATTGATGCTGACATCCGTGGCGAGGATGATCGCCCCGGCTGGCAGCCATTTGCCCGTCGCGATACCCGTCGCGGCGCCCGTGTCATTGTAGTTGATGTCCTGGCAGATCGTGTTGACGACCTGGAGGTGACCTCGGCGGCCCGGGCCGCCTGCTGTTCCGGTAGGCATGTTCTTTCTCCTCCGGGTTAGGCGTGCGCCGCGGCATAGCTGTCGATAGCGATGGTGCCGAAGTCGACCGAGGCAAACTGGGTCTTTTTCAGCCCGAACATCGCTTGCGCAGATACGCCGAGCTCACGCTCGTAGTCGAACAGTTCCTCGACCCAGTCGAAGGTGTTTTCGTCCGAGTCCATGGCAAAAGCGACGACCGCCGCCTGCGCACCGAGCAGGATGGCGCGCCGGGTGCTGGCGACAGCGACGCCGGTAGTGCTGTTGGTGGCGAGCGGCACGTCGAAGGCCGACCGCAGGACGACACCGTTGTATTCGCCAAGAGCTCCCGAATAGATCGGGTTCTTGGAGATTTGCCCGCCTTGCAATCCGGCTTTCTGGATGTCGAACCAATTGCCGGCGGTCGATGCATCCACACGCAGGTCAGTCACCTGATAGCT